ATTTAGAAAAAGTATAACAAAATCAATACAAGGGTTAGGAATAGGATTCAGTGATCCCACAGATTGGATCTCAACAGGCAACTACGCTCTCAACTATTTAATGACCAGTGATTTCAACAAAGGAATCCCATTGGGTAAAGTGACTGTGCTCGCAGGAGAATCAGGAGCAGGTAAATCATACATAGCATCAGGAAACATAATCAAGAATGCACAGGCACAGGGCATATTTGTGATACTGATAGACACAGAGAACGCACTCGACGAAACATGGCTACAGGCTCTAGGTGTTGACACGTCAGAAGAAAAACTTCTGAAACTGAGCATGTCAATGGTAGACGACGTGGCCAAGACCATATCAGAGTTCATGAAAGGCTACAAGGAACAACACGCCGACAACAAGGAAGGCGCTCCCAAAGTTCTTTTCGTGATAGACAGTCTAGGCATGATGCTGACACCAACTGACGTTAACCAATTCGAAGCGGGAGACATGAAGGGTGACCTAGGTAGGAAACCCAAGGCACTAACCGCACTAGTCAGGAATTGTGTGAACATGTTTGGAAGTTGGAACGTGGGCTTGATAGCCACCAACCACACCTACGCATCACAGGACATGTTTGATCCAGACGACAAGATATCAGGTGGCCAGGGTTTTATCTATGCCAGTTCTATCGTTATAGCAATGAAAAAATTAAAATTAAAGGAAGACGAGAAAGGCAACAAGATATCAGAGGTAAGAGGTATCAGGGCGGCATGTAAAGTCATGAAGACCAGATATGCCAAACCATTCGAGGGCGTACAAGTCAAGATCCCTTATGACACAGGAATGGATCCATACAGCGGACTGGTGGACCTGTTCGAGAAGAAAGGCATACTGGTACAGACCGGAAACAGACTGAAGTATGTTGATCCACAGGGCAAAGAACACATAGACTTCAGGAAAGCCTGGACTGGTGATAAATTAGACATGATAATGGCGAACTTTAAAGAAAGCACAGAAATAAAAACGGAAAGTGTGGAGGAAGCACCAAAGTCAAAAGCAAAAAAAACTGAAAACAATGAGGAAGAGGAAACAGAAGAGTAATGATTGATTTCACACACGAAGACATCGAGAGACTATGGAACTCGATCACACACTACGTACCCGAGAGATCCAAACTGGATGCGGCCATAGACTTCATAAAAAGCCTGGAAGACATCGGCATTGAAGTTGATGAGATAAAGGCATCAGCGGAATATGATCCCAAACTCGAAGAAGCGATCAATACCGTGTTTGAAGAAGAGGACGAGGCAGAAGAATACAGCGAGGACGAATGATCAACTGGTACAGTGAAGTGAGCAGGAGCCTGGCAAAGATACCAGATTGTGTGGCTTACTTCGACAAGGAACTCCTCGATGCCAGAAAACAGTGCAAGATCTACGGCAACCTCGAACGAGCATCAGCGGCCTTACCTGGAATTGTGGAAGAGAGATTCAGCCAACTGCAACAGTTGGAGGCCATATTAGAATACCTAAACATAGAACTGAGAAGACTGAGATCAAAGACATTCCGGAAATTCTTAGAAAATTATAACAGAGCGTTGTCCAGCCGAGATGCAGAGAAGTACGTGGATGGCGAGGATGATGTAGTGGACCTAACAAAAATAGTGAACGATTTTGCGCTGTTACGGAATCAATGGTTGGGCATAACCAAAGGGCTGGATCAGAAGCAATGGCAGATAACCAACATCGTCAAACTGCGTGTGGCGGGGATGGAAGATGCCGACATCAAATAAAATTTGGAAATTTCCATCAAATAAAGACGACCTTCTGCCGCACATGATGAACGGTTCTTATCAAGATAAACACAGGAAAAAAATACTTGATTTTTTGAAGGAAAATAGTTGCAGGTTTAGAAATTGTTTAGATATCGGAGCACATGTTGGAATTTGGAGCGATGACTTCACAAAAGTTTTTGAACATGTTCATGCGTTTGAGCCAATAGAGGATTTGCGGACTTGTTTCAAGCAAAACGTACACGGTAACAACTACACAATGTATCCTTTTGGTCTAGGTAATTCTACAACTAGAATTAATTTTCTGTACGAGCCTGAAAAAAGTAAAAACACTCAAGTCAACGAACAGGGAAACTACTCGGCAGAAATAAAACGATTAGATGACTTAGGTTTACAAGATATAGACTATATCAAAATGGATGCCGAAGGGTACGAATTACAAATACTCAAAGGGGGGACTAAACTTCTAGAAGATCAATCACCATTTGTACATTTAGAAATCAAGAACAGACAATTGAAGAAGTTTTCTCTTTCAAAGAAAAATATACACGACTTCATGAACAATGTAGGTTACAAACTTAAACTAAAATTCATTAACGAATATGTCTTCTCAAAACAATGATCAGTAAAAATAGAATCATACTCACAGATGTGGACGGAGTACTATTGGAATGGGAACACCACTTCACCAAGTGGATGTTACAGAAGTCTTACTTCGACGAGCATGGCAACAGATACTATCCTCATAAATTGTTACCAAACAAACAGGACGAGTACGAGATGGCCAATCGGTTTGGTGTCAGTAAAAATGAGATCAGAGCACTTATCAGAGAGTTCAACAGGAGTGCTTGGATGGGCACACAGAGGCCCATGGAGGAGTCACAGACTTGGGTTAAATTATTATCTGCAGAGGGGTGGACATTTATACCCATAACATCACAGACATCAGACATACCGGCTCAACAGTTGCGAAAAAGGAGACTAGGGGAACTGTTCGGAGATCACGTGTTCACAAATTATCATATACTGGGCACAGGTGCAGACAAAGATTCCGCTTTAGCGGAGTTTCACAATACCGGACTGTATTGGGTAGAGGACAAGCCTCACAACGCTGTAGCCGGGCTCAAATACGGTTTAAAGCCCATATTAATCGATCACCCATATAATCAAAACTTTTCTCATGCTGGTGTTACAAGAGTGAAGAACTGGCAAGAGATACACCAAATATTATCTAAGAGAGATTTTTGACCAAACACAGTTCTACACACTGTCCTTTGGTAATCCTGTTGGTGTAGACTGTGAACCCAGACGACTGATATCTTTCTACAATTGAATCAAGTTTCCGGAATGCGTCTCCTGTGATGTACATTTCACATTCAACTAACACGCACTTGACCGGCAATTCCAATTCAATGATTTCTTTAAGCATTTCAAACCATCTGCCTTCTATGTCTAATTTTATTATGTCAACTTCTGTGCCATGTTGTTTGGAGATTGTTTCTAGATTGATTGTTTCGACTTTTATTTTATCATAAACTACAGCAGGCTCATCCAACTGATAACATCGTTTGGACTCATCTATGGCATAGAATTCTAAGGCCTTCCCACTTTCTTTATCGTAGGCTTTGTTCTCATGATGTATGTCGTAACCTCCTTCATTAGCACTGTCTATGGTATTTTGTGAAATAGGAGTAGGATCCCAGGTCATTATCTTGGCACTTCTGTTGTCTCGCCTGCATCCCAACTCATACCTTATTTCTTTGGACACTCCAAAGTTCCAGAACATCTTGGCTTTTTTCCTTAAATCGTCTGGTGTACTGTACTGCTTGTACCTGGTCCACCCGTCCTTTTGCTTGACGAAGGCCGTGGGCACCAAAGGAAACCGTTTTTCGTACAGTCTACACTGTTCAGAGATACTCATGCACTGGTACTTATTAATTAAATATCCGTATGAAAATATATGTTGGATGGGACTCGAGGGAAGATATAGCCTATCAAGTGTGTGAACATTCGATCAAGAGAAGAGATCCAGAAGCAGTGGTGCAACCACTCAAACAGAATCAAATGCGACAACAGGCTATCTACACCCGTGAACCTGACAAACTCGCTTCAACCGAGTTCACCTTCACTAGATTCTTTGTTCCTTACCTAAATGATTTCCATGGATGGGCGGTGTTCTGTGACTGCGACTTCGTCTGGAAAGTGCCTGCGAAAGAACTTGAACAGTATTGCGATGAATCTAAGGCCGTGGTTTGTGTACAACACAACTACACACCCGAAGATGGGTCTCTAAAGATGGATGGACAATTACAGACAGCATATCCTAGGAAGAACTGGTCAAGCATGGTCCTGTGGAACTGCGCCCATGAAAAGAACAGGATACTGACACCGGAGTTCCTAAACAAACAGACACCAAAATTCCTACACAGATTTTCTTGGTTGGATGATTCGGAGATAGGATCATTACCACACGAGTACAACTGGTTGGTGGGGTGGTACAAGGAACCAAAAGATGGAAAACCAAAGATACTCCACTACACAGAAGGGGGACCATGGTTCGATGGTTACCGAGACTGTGAATACTCAGACGACTGGAAGAAGGAAGTGATAAATCTATTTTCATCCTAATCGACAGGGGTTACCTAGATGCTGACGCATTATCTTTCATGGCACGCTAAAAATTTCGGAGATAGACTCAACGATCACATCTTCGAAGGATTGACACCATTAGCATTCAGAATGCCTGCGTTGAAAAATTTACCACAAGGCACTGCTTTGGGATTAGGAACATTACTCAACCATAAAGTACTGAGTAAGTGCACGGTGCTTGGCACTGGCACAGATGGAAAACACATTCCCGCTATCGATCTAGACTATTCTTTTGTGAGGGGTAGATTGACCGCAGAGAGACTACAACTTCCGAGTGAATATGCTGTAGGCGACACAGCGTTTGGCCTGAGAAGTTACTTTGAATCGCTGGCAGATACACAGATACACGATGTTGGAGTAATACCTCACTATCGTAATCTTGCGGTGATCGATGACGACAGGGTAATAAGAGTCGACATGCCCTGTGATCAATTCATAAAAAGGGTAAGTCAGTGTAAGATAATTCTCACGGAAGCCATGCATGGTGCGATATTGTCGGAATGTTTACGCATACCATGGGCTCCTGTTTCCATAGATGCCACGAGGTATCCTGTCCCGCGATTCAAATGGGACGATTTCACATCTGTTCTGGATATTCAACCAGAGTGGGGAGATCTGACTTCATATAAACTGCATCTGTCTAAGCAGTCTCAATTTATGAAGGTCAGCAATGAAGTCAATAAAAGATTGAAAAATGCTTTACCATTTAGTAAAAACTTCTAAATTATGTCCAATAGAGTACATCAACCTGCTCGTTGCCCGGGTGTTCGGATATGATTTCATGATTTATGAATCCTATTGACGACATGTAGTCATGCATCTCGTCAATGCCAGGCATTTGCTCTTTCTTCGTTAGATTAACTTCATTGATTATGTAACTTGCACGTTTGAATATATCTTTGGCACCTTCTATCACCAGCAACTCGGCACCTTGGACATCTTGCTTTATGAGGTCGTATTGTGCTTTTTCTCCCACTAAACTTTTTAATGTCACCATGTCTCGCTGGTCTGTTTTCGTGTCGGATGCTCCCCATGGGAA